GGGGTACCATTGTCAAACCCTCGTTCTTTCAGAAGTTTGTGAAACTCAACAACCCAACGCTTGCATATAATTGCTCCTGCTGATTGCATCAACGTATTCAATGCACCATATTCTGAACGGACAGGTATGTGCCTACCATCCAGACCTTTAATATATCCCTGCTTTGATTTGTTTTGTACTGCGGTACGTAACTTACCAAGAGCAGGGATCTGAGCTAAGAATTTTTTCTTGATTCTTGCTCCTGTTTGTGAGTCTCCTCCAACAATCTCCCCAATCTTTTCGTCACCAGCACCATAAAGGAATGCGTATATAAAACGCTTTGCATCGTTACGAGACTGAAGCCCTGCCGCACGTTGATTGACTGTGTGTATATCATCTTCCAAAAGTTTCTTCCCATATTCCCCACTATCATATAGAGCCATGTAGTGAGCAAGACACCGAAGTTCCAGACCGCTGACATCCACCCCCAGAAAAGAAAATCCTTTAGGTGCAGTAAACAACGACCTACATTCTTTGCCGTATGGTGCTGAAACATTTGGAATTTGTGCGAGGTTAGGATGCGAGTGACTGCATCGACTCGTGACCGAACCCATCGTGTTGATCCTACCATGTATTCGTCCTGACCTTTCCAGTTTTAACCATGCTTGATCTCCTTCCGCTAGTTGAGAGATACGCTTATTAACCAAGAGATACTCAGTAAGCAACTTAGCTTCTGGATATTCCATAGTAGAAAGTACTGACTCATCTACCTTCGGTTCACCTGAAGGTGTGAACTCAGTAGGTTTCCAGTTATAGAAATCCTTGAGTCTCTTGGCTATATGCTGTCGTGATCTTGGATTGAAAGTAACTTTAATCAGTTTACTGTATGCAGGTTTAGTCTTTGGTTCTCTTAGTTCCCCAGTGTACCACGTTCCAAACGTATCTACAAGTTCTGTTTCAAGTTCCGATCTTCTTCCGCACAGAACTGCGTACAATTCCTGTGCTTTATCTACATCGAAGGGCATACCATCTGCTTCCTGTCGATTACAGATCACTGTCAGATTCTGCTCTAACTGTAGAGCATCCTCACTCTGTAACTTACTGTACAGAATATTGTACAGTTTGTGTGTTAGTTCCACATCCTGCTTGCAGTACTCAACCATTTCTTCAGTGAGTTTCTGCCAAGCATTTTCAGTTTCACCATAGTCACCCTTGTTAAAGTGCAACCTTTGACCCCATGCTTTAAGGCTATGGGAACCATACAACCTACTGTCTAATTCAGGTTGTCGATACAAATGATCTCGTTCCCTACGATTGGGATATACTAAACGAGACATCATTAGCGTATCCGTTATCTTACCTACAAATTCAAAATCATAGAGTTTATTCAACACTGGTAAATCATAACCAATGATGTTGTGTCCTATAATTTCATGAGCACAGTGAAGATATCGAATACCATCCTCAATATTATAATGAGTTATTACCTCATCTCTATCATCAAGGTTCTTTGTGACAATGATAAATACATCCTCAGTTCTGGAGATAAGATCAGTCTTACCTTCACTAACTTTGGATTCTATATCGAATAAGATTCTCATTAGAAGTCCTCATTGATTACTTCCTCTTCATTCTTTTCAAAGTCAATAGCATCATCGGGCCGATCTACTTCAGTCATGCGTCCTGTATCTTTCATGTATTCTAGATAACAAGCGACTCCTGTTTCTCCTGTCCAACGATTCTTTAATATCCTTACAGTAGTTACGTTAGGATTCTCAGATTGTTGGTCCCTTTCACACCCGATAACTATATCAGATAACTGACCTATGGCCGCAGATCCACGGAGTTGAGCCATGCTGGTTTGTGCTCCGTCTTCATGACCTTTGTTACCTTGAGGTCTTTTAAGATGTGACACCATCAGTATCCCTACGTTTACTTCTTCAGCAAGTCCACGTAGTTTTGTCATGGTATTATCAATCATCCTACGTTCATCCCCACCTTCCATACCAGATACTACTATACTGATATGATCCAATACTACATAGTTACAACCGCAACCATGTGCCATGTATCGGATCTTGTTGATGAGATTATCACCATCAAGTGAACCCCAATGATCGTATAGAAAGACACGTTGAGTACCTAATGTATCCTCAAACGCTAACTTGAATGACTCAGGATCAATCTCTTTATCACCGAGATGAAGAGGTTGGTTAATAGCTAGAGACATAAACCCTAACGCACTACGTTTAACTCCTTCTTCAAGAGCTACATAGCCTATCGTTTCTCCCTGCAAAAGTAAATGGTAAGCTATCTCCCTACAAATTTGGGACTTGCCGATACCACTACCTGCACAGAAAGTAACTATCTCTCCTCTTCGTAGACCTAAAGTCTTCTGATTGATACCCTCAAATGGGTATTTACAGGATGATGCCACATCCTCACTTGATACAAGATCCCATAGATCTGAACCTTGTATGATTCCATCAGGTCTGAAAGGTTTAGCTTGCCACAAACAAGTAACAAGTTCCTTTGTCTTACCTGCTACTACCATCTCATTAGCATCCTTGAGAGGTAGGTGTCCTATCTTTGCTTTCCCAGGTGGTAGCAACTGAGCACATTCCTTTGATGCTTTACTTCCTGCTTCGTCACTATCAAATAGGATGACAACTTCATCGAACTTTGATAGCATCTCAATGGATTTACGTACAGCATTAGGTGCTCCTGATGCACCAGTAGGTACACTAAACACAGGCCACTGGTTACCCAATGCCTGTGAGACAGATAGGGCATCGATCTCACCTTCGGTTATCACTGCACGTTTACCACCTTCAGACCATAGGTGTGCTCCGTATAGCCCTGCTTCACTAGCATCTCCTATAAAAAGGAACTGCTTGTTAGCCATGCGTAGTTTCTGTGCAACAACACTGCCCGATGAGTTCTTGTAATTTGCGATCTGAACTTTACGTCCATTGTATTCACCAGTTTGATAGTCCCACTTACGGCACGTATCCTCACTGATTCTACGTTTGGAAAGTCCTTGAATCGTTCCGTCTATAAACTTCATATCCCTCTTTACAGTAGGTTCATAAGTTCTATCCCCTTTACCATACGTGTTACAACCAAAGCACCACGTATGCCCATCGTCATAGACAGCTACGTTATCCTTAGATCCGCAACTGTCACATGACTGATGTTGAATAAAGTTACTCGTCAAATTCGTCATCTTCATCCTCATCTTCATCCACTTCAGCAGTGTATTCCCATCCATCTGAACACGCTACATCACCATCACTTTTCTGTGCGGCAACTGCGGTCACGTATGCGAAACCTGAAGCAATCAAGAACGAATGAAATTCCTGCATGATGTCCGTAAGATAATCAGCATTGAACTCCATCTCAACATGAGCATGGGATTCACCTTTATCATCGATGACATCACGTTGCAGAACATATCTTTCAATCATGAGTTCCTTTCTTTGTTAAAGTTAATTCGTCTATCCAATTCTTAGGGATGTATGTTTCCGAGTACTGAAACTTATAAGTATCACACCATTGAGCACAAGTCATTTGACTTCCTTGTACTCTAGCACTTGCCTTCTGAAATACAAAACGTATGTCCAGATCTGGGTGTTGTTCTTTGATGAGCTTATGTTTTCTTTGATCCGCACTACGGAAATAGCCTTTGGCTTCAATGATAATCCCATTGGATAGTATGAAGTCTGGTTTATACTTTCGTATAGTGGTATATGAGATGTCGATTGACTCATAGTCATACTCAACTTTACGCTTCGTAAGATTACAAGCAATCGACTCCTCAAATAAAGATCTAAAAGTCTTCTTCGTCTTCTCCTTTTTGGTTACTGGTTTCTTCTTCTTCAAACATCTCTGCTTCTTGTTCTTCATTGGCCTTGGAACTGGTTACGATTGAGTATCCTTCCTCAACTGAGAACATATCGTTCCCACCTGCATTATACTCTACCAGTTCAAGAACCTGAACTCCACGCAGACGAAGCGAGACACCTAAGTTATTCCCTGTAAAGTAGGGAATAGTTTCAAAGGCTATCTTCCCGATGCTTCCATTACCAATGGTAACCTCAGAAGGAATAGGCTTCTTGTCTGGACCTACTACAACAGGACGTTGAGTAAACTCCTGCCCTGTTTTAGAGTTGGTTGCTACTGCTTTCAACTTGAATTGAAATTCGTAGCCATCAGCTAATCCGTCCTCATTCAAGACCTCTTTGAAAGGTAGAAATTCTCGGAAGGATTTCCGATTAGGGTTACGAGCTACGGCATCCTTCTTGTTTGCCTTATGCTCACGTTCAATAGCCTTACGCAGATCATCAGATGATCCATTGGCTAACCGAAGTTTGACATGGAACACTCCATTAGAATCAAACTGAGTGTCAGGCTTATGAAGGTAAGCCCATCTCATTTCACC